ACACATCGTTGGTGACCCTGAGGGTTTCTTGTGGTCTGAATCTGTTCCTCGAGACACTTGGCACCTCACAGGCCAAGTGAAGACGGCACCAAGTGTCAAGTGTCTCGACACACTATTCAGATTGACCAACCGCAAGATACCACAGCTTCCAGAGCGTTATCTCACAGCGATGCGGTGTCTCGTCACAGGTTCTGTCTGCATGGACATTCCTTGGAGGTATGTGATACCGCAGGATGAATACAGAATATTCTTCAAAAACGTCGTTCAGGAAACAACGGAGACATTTTCCAGTCTTCCCTTCGACTACTACGAAACAGCTTGGACACCTGGAAGCCGCGTGCTCGGGTCTCTCAAACCTGCGAAGATAGATGAGAAGATCTTAAATGATCACATAGAGAAGTTGGGGTCTTCAGCTCCTGGACTTGAGAGTTTTCGTCCTAAAAAGAGTGGATTTGCATATCCCGTATACTACGACAGGTTCGCGACGAGGACGGGACGACTCACGGTCGTCGAAGGGCCCAACATCCTTGTCCTCAAGAAGACATGCAGGGACGTCTTACAGTCATCGTTTGAAGGTGGCACTGTGGTCTCTCTCGACTTTAAGGCTCTGGAGGCACGCATCGTACTCGCCGAAGCTGGTAAATACTCTGCTGAGGAAGACATTTACAATGAAATCTCTCAGAAGCAGTTCAACGGTGTCCTGCCGAGGGACGTTGTGAAGACCGCGGTGCTAGCGGATCTCTACGGAATCTCAAGAGGAGCTCTCAAGGCACGTCTCGGTGTCTCTGATCAGAAACTCGACGCATTCATGAGCGTCATTCGGGACTACTTTAAGGTCGAATCTCTTCGCCAGCGTCTAAAGGATCAAGTCGGAACTAGCGGCAAGATGTTAAATCGCTTCGGACGTCCTCTCAACATACCGGAAGGTCAGGACAATCTGCTGGTAAACTCTTACGCCCAATCTAGCGGTGTCGACGTCGCGATGATAGGATTTGATTCTGTCCTTAAGCGTCTTGGTTCTGACGGTATTCGTCCCCTCTTTGTTCTTCACGACGCCATCATTCTTGACGTTCATCCCAACAGATTAACAGACGTTAGAGAGTGCACTTCTGTAGACATAACGACTTATGAAAAGCCTTTCCCATTAAAGTTTGAGTCACTTCGTGATAGTTAAAGGCATGAAGATAACGCTGCCTCAGCTCAGGAAGATCATCAGGGAGTCGATCGAAGAAGTCATGTTAGAGGACGCCTTTGGAGATCTCCACGGTCGGCACGCAGATCCACAGGAACTTGCAGACCTCCTCGGATGGGACTGGTACTCTCTCACTCCTGCCGAGAAGCGAGACATGGGTGATCTCATGCGTGGTGTGCTGATGAACTTCGATGATGAAGAACTCGAGGCAATGATACACCAGCTTCCGTTGGAAAAGAACTTCGCTGCCACCAAGCCTGGAAAGATCGGCATACCTGGAAAGATCAAGGTCGACACGAAGACGATGGTCGACACGATCAAGAAGAACTTCATGAATTGAACAACTCTAGTTCCTGTGTTAAAGTCCATCCCATGGAACTCACACCGGAACAGATCGCAGAGAACTTTGACAAGTATCGTGGCTTCATGGAGAAGCTTGGTGACAGGGCCGAACCGGCATTGGCCCTTGTAGATCATCTCGGAGAGAGACTCGCTATCTGTCCGGCTTCTTCTAGGAAAGATTATCACCACGCTATTCCCGGTGGTCTCGTCGATCACTCTCTGCGCGTCTTAGGTAATGCAATGCGTCTCGTCAAGGCGTTCAACTGGGACGTCCCAAAGGATTCTCTCATCCTCGGTTGTCTCCTCCACGACATCGGCAAGATCGGTGATCACGAGAAAGATTACTATCTGCCTCAGACTGACAGTTGGCGAGTGGACAAGTTGGGCGAAGTCTACACGCATAACAAGGACTTACAGTACATGACCGTGCCTGATCGAGGTGTGTGGCTGTGCCAACACTTCGGTCTCAAACTCACACAACCAGAATTTCTCGCAATTAAGCTGAACGATGGTCAGTATGCAGAGGAGAATGCTCCTTACAAGATGAAAGAACCTCTCCTTGTTGACATCGTTCACATGGCAGATTACATCTCAACAAAACAAGAGAAGAATCTGTAACTCCTGAATACTTATCCGCATGAGCGCTTTACTGAGACAGTACATCGAGGCAGTCCTCTCTGAGGTCACTGACTATCGCGTACCTAATCAGTTGGTTCCAAAGGGATCAAAGAAGCAAACTGAAAAGAAGACGGATAAGTCGGATTCGGAAGAGGAGAAGGAAGAGATGGACGAGATGAACGTCGTCGCGAACATTGCAGGTTACACAGCACCACTTGGCGCTTCTTCAGCTGACGTTGGAGCAAATCCGACGAAGCCTGGGCAGAAGCTGAAGAAGAACAAGAAGAACTTTGCGCGCTGGAAGTGATCTCTGTTGCGACTAAATTTTGAAAAGTCTGTTGACCTTATGATAAGGTGACGACACAAGGCGACGCTCCTGACATGGTGTACAGGTGGTTGTCAGCGTGTCTGATTAGGAAAAGGAAAAGGAAAAGGAAATGGCCGTAGATATTGAAGCAATTAAGCGTCGTGTGGCAGAACTCAGTGGCGTCAAGAAGACCTCGTCGGTACAGATGTGGAAACCAGGTCTCGGAGAATACAAGGTACGCTGCCTTCCCTGGAAGAATTCTGTTGACGGTCAACCGTTCGCAGAGAGGTGGTTCTACTACATCGGTGAAAACGCAGGTATCCTCACTCCGAAGCAGTTCGGCAAGCCTGATCCCATCGACGACCTCATTCGTAAGCTGTACAGCAGTGGAAAGCCTGATGACCGTGTCCTTGCTAAGAAGCTCGCTCCAAAGATGAGGTGTTATGCTCCTGTCATCGTCCGCGGCGAGGAGGACAAGGGCGTGCAAATCTGGAGCTTCGGCAAGCTCGTCTACCAGCGCATGCTTGGTTTCTTCCTCGACGAGGAGGTCGGTGATATTCTCTCTCCGTCCGAAGGGTTTGACCTCAAGGTTTCGATCACGAAGCAGCCAGGAAAGCAGTTCAACGACACGACAGTGGACCCAGCTCGAAAGTCGTCTCCTCTTCACACAGACTCTGCAACGGCTCAGAAGTGGCTCGACAACATTCCAAGCATCGATGACATGTATCGTCTCAAGTCGACGCAGGAGATCGAGGCAGTTCTTAATAACTGGCTCAACGGTGGCTCCTCCGAGCCGTCGCATGACGGAGGTTCCGTCAGAGGTGCTGAACCAGTTGACGAGCTTGAGAATCTCGTCGCAGAAGTGAAGCAGTCCGCTCCTTCTGACAAGAAGGTCGTGAAGAAGGCTGACAAGCCTGAAGTCAAGAAGCAATCCCTTGATGACGCATTCGCTGACCTAATCGGTGAGGACTGATAAAAAAGAAAAATTCCCAGATCACTCTGGGAGTTTTTTATTGGAATTTGCTTGGTTAGAATAACAGATGAGGAAATTAACACATGGCTAAAAAAGAGCGATCCCAGGGAGATGATACGCAACAAAATAAGTCTAAAGAAGACATTCAAGACTTTACCGCAGCTCTAATCAGAGACCTCAACAAAGAGTTTGGTACAAGAATTGCATATAATCTCTCTGAGATGGATGCGCCCACAATTGTAAAGCGCTGGATCGACACTGGCTCCATTCAGCTTAATTATGCGATTCGTAATGCGTCTGAAGGTGGCTATCCAGAAGGTAGAATCATTGAGATCAGCGGTCCACCTTCTTCAGGTAAGTCGCATCTCGCGTATCATGCAGCCTCCGTTGCACAGAAATTAGGCGGTTTAGTTGTTTACGTTGATACAGAAAATTCTGTGCCCGTTCAGAAGTTGGCCGATATGGGCATCGACGTCCGTAAGAGGTTCGTCTACGTGGATACCCACTGTACCGAGGAGGTCTTCTCCATCATCGAGTCCACCATCACCAAGGCGAAGCAGATCATCGAGAAGAACGTTCCTATCGTCGTCATCTGGGACTCTGTTGCAGCAACCTCTCCCAAGGCTGAATTGGACGGTGAGTACGAAGACAACTCTATCGGCCTTCAGGCGCGCGTCATCTCTAAAGGCATGCGTAAGATCACAGGTGTGATCGGTCAAAATAACGTCACGCTACTGTGCATCAATCAGATCCGTGACAAGATCGGAGTGATGTATGGCGATCCGACTACCACACCTGGCGGCAAGGCGATTCCATTCCACGCTTCTGTTAGAATCTCGCTGTCCAGCGGTAATCCAGTCAAGGACAAGGACGGAAACATCATCGGTATTCACGTCATCTGTACGCTGAAGAAGAACAAGGTCGCGCCTCCCTTTAAGAAGTGTGAGTTCGACATCATCTTCGGCAAAGGAATTGTGGAACACGACTACATCTTCGACGAAGTACGCACTTGGTGTAAGGAAAATGGCGGTGTAGTCTTCGAGGGCAACAAGGTCTCCATCACAGGTGACGGTGCCTGGAAGGAACTTGTGGTCTCTTCTGAGAAGACCGGTGAAGTTCTCATCACCAAGAAGTTCTATAAGGCAGACTTCGGTGAAGTAATGAAGGACGAGAAGTACAAGAAGTACGTCGATGCTGTGATTGATGCAGCATTGACTATCAATCCAGGTACAATCGAGCAGATAATTGAAGAGGAGATAACTTCTGATGAGTGATGATATTGTTGTGGGATATAAGAACCAGGTGCCTCCTTTGTATGCTACTCCTGGTTCTGCAGGATGTGATCTAATTTCCAGCGAAGAAGTGACATTGGCTCCTGGCAAGTGGACAGCTGTAGGTACGGGTCTCTATCTTGAAATTCCGAAGGGTTATGTTGCACTCGTTTGTCCACGTTCAGGATTGGCGCTCAGGAATGCAGTTTCTGTTCTGAATGCACCTGGTATCATCGATTCCGACTACAGAGGTGAAATTAAGGTGATTCTCATTAACCACAATTCGCTCAGGTACACGGTCAAGAAGGGCGACAGGATAGCCCAGCTAGTCTTCACTCCTGTTGTGCAGGCTCAAATGAAGATCTCTGACCAACTTACGTCCACAGATCGCGGCGAAGGTGGTTT